CCATCGTCATCTGTACCAAATTCGTGTTGGTAAATATAACTTACACCATCTTCATTAGAAGCTAGTGGATAAGGCCAAGTAGGCGCGTCAATCCAAGCTGATCGATCCATTGTACCAACTGACCAAGTGCCTTCTTTCATATTATAAATAACATAACGATTGTTAAATGTAGAAGTTGCTGTTGGATAAAACCACCACACTTCATCGTGTTTTGAATTGTGAGCTGCAAACACTTTTGATCTTTGATCAAAATTAAAGTCATCAAAAACAAAACGCTCAATTGGGCTAGAGTTTAATTTTTTAGCATAACCATCATACATAAAGAAGTTTTGTTTAGTCATCCAAAAAGACATACCACCAACTTCAACCGAGGCTTTAGGAGCAATTAATCCACAGTTAGTACCTACAATGTTAAAGTTAAAAACTAATGTATCGGCTGTAAACTGCATTAAGAAAGCAGTTGTATCAGACCATAATAAAATGTTTCCACCTCTTAATCTTTTACCACCGACCATAATCGTACCGCCTGATAATAAATTTGAGCCAGCGTCATTATCTGAAGCTGCGGTCCATTGTGTAAAGTCTTCTTGATCAGACCAAGATACTTTCATTGGATCTCCATCTGAACCAAAACAAACAAGGTGTCTTTGTTCTGTTACAACAATGCCTTGATTATTATCTGGTGTATTAGCACTAACAATTTGTGAAGTGTCAGTTGATGAGTCATAATAATATGGTCGGTCACCACTAGGACAAAATATTAAATCTTCCCCCCAGTTATCCATGGTAAAAGTCTTTAATGCAAGTGTAATGCCAGTACCGCCTGTACGAGGAGTGCCATAAGTACCTTGGTTCCAAGTACCTGTACCATAACCGAACGAAGCAAACGCTGAAACATTACCAACAGCCATGTAGTAATAATAATTTAAATTGCCACTATGTGTTCCTGAAGCATTAGCATTAGTTGCTGAAGTTATAATATAATTATTGGCATCAGTTACCGCAGTTACTTTAAAGTCACCATTTAAAACTACATTGTTAAAAGTAACATTAGTTAATTTAATCCAATCGTTCTCACCTAAACCGTGAGTGCTATCAGCAATACTAACTTGGTTTGATCCACTAGTAGTAGTGACGGCATTGGTTAATGTACCTGTGCCATTAATACGATAGGGTGTACGATCATTTAAATAACCATTTTTATAAATATAAAATCTCTCTGTAGTTACGGCACCAATTAAATCTGTTTGATCATTAGTTGACCATGCAGCTAATGCTCTAGGTGTACCTGTTAAACTTTGCGTTGATAACTTTGACCATCCACCAATTTTTTCAGGTTGACCATTTTTAAAACGAATTTTATCAGCGTCAATAAATCTACCTTCAGATGAATATTCAGTTTCGTCTTTGACGACTCCAGGGGCAAATTGTATTGGTTGTAATGTCATTACGCTGTCCTCTTCCACATATAAACTACAATATACGGTGGCATATTATTGTGTGATGCACCACCACCAGTGTTTCCAATTACAGCACTAGGCATGGTTATAAATGGATAAGAAGAAATTGAAGTATTCGCATCAGCTTGAGCAAACCCTGAACCATAAGTAGAGTTTATATAACCACCACTGTTACCACCACCTGCAATAGTCATGGAATGATTGTGTGATGGCATTTCACTTGTAGTTAAAGTGTGTGTTTTAGCACCACCAGTTTCTTCTTGATTATTAAAATCAGAATCACCACTATCAATACCAATTGGCATCCTACCAGCACCAAACGATGTCCATGTACCAAAACCTAAAAGTGAACTAGGGTTAGTTGAATTAGTTGCATTCATATAAATAGACCCTACTGGGTATACATTTGATAATCTAACTCCAGGCACAGTACCTGAACTTAAATTACTTGCGTTAGAAGAATTATTTATTTGAGTTTGGATATCAGAAGTAACTCCATCTAATCTTTGAAATTCAGTATTTGAAACTGAGCCATCAGCAATTTTTGATGCGTCAATCGCTGCACTTGTATTTACATCAGCGTTAACAATTGATCCATCAACAATAGTTGTAGTAATAGTTGGGTTAGATGAAAAATCAGTAGAAACAGAACCATTGACGATTCCACTTAAAGTAATTGTTTTACTAGAAGAAAAACTATTAGCAGGACTGGTTGCCTCAACTATATTTGAGCCATCACCGTAAACAATACTTTTTAATCCTTGTGTAATAGCTACGCCTGTTCCTGAATTAGTTTTAAAAGTTAATGTATAAGAGCCACTAGTATTATTAAATATAATGTATGGTTTAGTGTCATTGGATGCAGTTTTAACATCTACGTTGCCACTTAGTGTTCCTTGAAATTCTATTATAGCAAAGGAAGATTCAGAATCTGATAATGTAACATTAGAGCTACCGCCCACATCTTTAAGTAGACGTTGAGCAATTGATTTATCAATTTGATCAATAGTTCCGTTTAAAACATTTCCCCAGTTGTTAGCTTCAGAACCAATATCAGGTTTAGCTAGATTCAAATTTGAAGTTACAGTAGTAGTCATAAAATTCCTTTACGTTTTAATAATGTAATTAACAAATACATACGGATTTAATACGTTAGTGCTTGAGCCAGAAAAACTAGGTGTTATAGCGTTACCACTAAATGATGCACTTGCAGATAAACTGTGGCTGTGTCCCTGTGCGCCACCTGTATTAGATGATGGATGAACTGACGGTGTTGCATTATTTCTATCAAATGCTATTGAGTATTTAAAGTCATCTGAACCAGAGGCTTGATAACCTTCTAATGAAGCAGATTTTTCTATACCATCTGATTTAAATGCATTTCCATAACGTCTCACCCAATCGGAATTTGAATTTTGTTCCATTGAATGATTTGCAAATAAATAGTGATCGTGTGATGGCATTTCAGTAACAGTTAAAGTGTGATTACCTGTGTTTCCGCTAACTGATACTGAGCCTGTTGGTGTTATAGCAGTAACTGAGCCACTGGGAGTTATCTCTGCATTTCCACCTATGGCACCTAAACTACCTGCCGCACCAGCTCCACGAGGAAAATTACCATCAAAGCCAGGAATATTAAATGTTGAACCTGAACTACTGCCGTAAGCAGTACCGATAACTGAAAATAAAGCAGAATAGGTTGATCTAGAAACCGAGGCCCCATTACATAATAAATATCCGCTTGGGGCAGAAGTGCCACCAAACATTGATATCACTCCAGTTGGCATTGGATCTGTACCAAAAGAAGTACTAATAGAAGCATTACCACTAGAAAAATTAGCTGTTCCAACGACTGCCCCTGTTAGTGCAACTGTTGCGTCAGCAACATTAGCAGGTGTCCAAACGGCTGTAGCTGCATTGCCTGCAGTAGTAGCGATGTAAATAATTTTATTAGAACTATCTACGCATACTTGGCCAACATAGCCTGCAGCAACATTACTATTAGGGTCACCTGCAAATCTTAATCCAATGGCTGTATCGATTGCATCTAAGTTACTGTTGAGTGTGTTACCCCATGAGTTAGCTTGTTCACCTGGACCTGGTTTTTCAAGTGTTAGGTTTGAAGTAAAAGTTGATGTCATAAATTATTTCCTAATCAGTAGCTACGGTTAATAAGGTGCCTTGTCGTTCAAAGTCACTTTCACGCATAGCTTGGTCTATTTCTGCCACAACAATTTGCATCCAATATGCTTTTTCAGCATCGTCTTTTAGATACTCATTGGCAAATGCACAAGTTGCAGCTAGTAACATTCTTGGGTATCTTTTTGTTAAAAAGTTTTCTGGATTAGATGAAGTTAAAGCGGCAGGTTCATTAAAATAAATCATTTCATAATTGTAGACAGCATTGGCTACTAAATTGAAATTGATGTTTGAACCGTCTGTATAATATTGAGTTGGTACGCCTGTGGTGCGAGTATTGCCTGATGAGTAAGTAATTGATGCTTGTAAAACTTCTGGTAGTTTTCGTGTTAAAACTGAATTATTAGCTCCAGTTAATTTCACTTGTTTTGCAGCTAAATAATCATTTGGCAAAGCCACCGATGATGCACCAGAACTAATAGTGCCACCAACAGTTGTTAGTTGATCTCTTAGTCTAAGTCTACGATATAGAAATGCTTCTGCTTGACGGATTAAAATTGCAACAGGAACATTCTGATTGACAAAATTACGAAGACTTCCTTCAGTAGATTTATCCGCAGTTAATTGATGATAATTCATTTAAGTTCCTCTGTTAATTTGGGATAGACCCAGCTTACGCTGGATCCATTCCGTCTGAGCCAGTGTCTTTGACTTTACCCATTGGTGTGTAACCTTTGTCTAGTAGTGACTCAGATTTACCATCCAATGCTTTTTTATATCCATGAGGATTAGAAGGAACTGAAGTTCCTTTACCTAATGCATCCCCACCGATGTCTTGTGTATTTGATCTGATTGCATTGCTGTAACCAGTTGTATCTTTCATTCCATATTTTGGCATGATGTGTTCTCCTAATTAAAATTAATTATCGTTCGTTAGCAAAGTAACCACGATCTATGAAACCTGTGTGGTCGTAACCTTTTAGTCTTGCACCTTTAGGATCGTTTTCCATGTTCTCAGTGCTGTCTTTAAGGCAATAACCTTTGTCGTGATCCAAGTCACTTTTGTTCATTACGCCAGTCATTTGATTCTTATCGAATTTCTTTTTTTTCATTTCCATGATGATGTCCTTATAAAAAATGGAAGGAGTGCCATAAGCACTCCCTCCAATTGGTATTATGTAGCGGAATCCCACTTCACAATTCTAGCTTGTGCAGCTGTATCGTGAACTAGACCAAAGCCACCTAGGTAGTACCATGCGATACCTCTAGAACGACCATAGTCAGTAGGAATTTTACCACGCATTTCTTCAGGTATTGCAATTGCTTCGGCTACAGTATCTGCACCAAAGAAATAACAAGCATTAGATTTAGCGTTAGTAAATTCTCCTGCTGGAGTTCCGAATCCACCTTTAGCAACATTTGTTTGCTCGATGAATCGTACGTTCTCATATCTTCCAATTTCGCCATTCATGATCATTTGGAAACCACCATCAGTGTACTGATGAATAGATTCTAAATCATTTTTAACGCCTCTGAAAGTTGATGGGTGAGCAATCGCATAATAGTCATCATTGATATACGCAGGAATATCTCTTTCCTTCATGATATCAACAATAGCTTTAACGTGATCTTTACCCATTGCAACGTCATTAGTTACTGAAGTAGTTCCGTCAGCATCTAGAGTTACAGCAGTAGTTGATGTACCTCCAGTTGGAACTACAGCAAGTGGTGTAGCTTTGAACTGAGCATGTGCTGCTCCGTCAAATGCTTTCTTAGCATCGTTCTTTAGAACTTTGTTAATCACTTCTGTAACTGAGTGTTTTGATAAATCATCTAACTTACTAGAGTAGCCAACGCTGTTGCCGTACTCAGTAATTGTTAATTGATTTTGTTCTACAGTAAAACTAGTTTCAGGAATTGCTGTGCCTTCAGTTAAAGTTGTACCTGCAGTACCTACATCGCTGTAGATATTCCAGTTAAACTTGTCACCTTTAGATAGACCTTTATTAGTCGCATCTTTAGCATCACAAAACTGTCTAAATTTCACCATAGGTTGCACAGCCATTCTTAGTACATCAGACAATTCGTCTGAATACATAAAACCACCGGCAGAATTTGTACCCCATACTTGAGCCATATTCTTATTCTCCTATTTTAGTTTATTTATTTGTTTAAGTTAAAGTTGACCTCGTCTTTTTTGCATCATACGCACAACATCCGATCGAGTAGGAGGTGGAGGAGTATCCTCGCCTATACTTGCGGTACTTGAGGTAGATGGTTTGACGACATCTGCGCTCTGCCTTTTAGCTTCAACTTTTTTCATTGACGCTTTAGGTTTCGCTTTTTTTTCACCATCAACATTGGACAGTTTAGATTTTGACCATTGATCAACAGCCTCACACGCACTTCTAAATAACTCCGAGTCTGATCTCGAACCGCCACTTTGGGCATCTTCGGCTCTCATCTCGTGTACATATTGTGCTGCTAGGTATGTAGTATTTCGGTCAGCAAAAACATCCGGGTACTCTTGCCCCAGATCTTTTAATAGGTTGTCGAAAGCAACTTTACTTTGAACTTGCTGTGTCGCTTGTTCGGCTGCTTGTCGTGCAATCGCCATCTCATCAATTCTTGGTTGTTGAGGTGTGCGAGTTTGCAAAATTTGTTTTAAGGCATTCTTAGCTGTGTCGCCTTCACCAAATTGAATATCATGAACCAACTTGTTAAGTTGATCATCATCCATTTCTGATTCAGGTTTCTCTTCTACTTTCTCTTCTGCCTTTTGCTCTCTCAATTGTGCTAACTGTTCGGCTTGAGCCTTCATAGTTGCAGCTTCTTGAAATTTCTGCGTGGCAGAGTCTGCCATTTGAGCCATACGTTTTAATTCGTCAAGGCTAACATCTTTTTCTTGGCCGTTAACTTTAAGTTTGTATGTTTCTGCTACAATTGGCTGAGTAGGTTCTTCAGCTTCTTCTTCAACTGATTCCGCTTCAATTTCTTCTTGCTCGGAATCACTTGTTTCTTGAAGAGGTTCGTCTTCAGCAATAACTTCGCTATCGGGTTCTGCTTTAACTTCTTCTTCTTTATCATATGCTTCTGGTACTTCAGTTTTTAACTGCTCTTTTCTTGCAGCTATAATAGAATCCAAAGTATTGTTTCTTGGATTAAGTAGTACTCGTTCTTTGTCAGCAATCTCTTTACGTTTTTCTTGATCGCTTCTAGTATCTTCTTCGTTAACCACTTGATGTGGTGCTTCTTTTGGGGCGTTCTCAACAACAGCTTCAACAGCTTCAGGTTGAGAGATGCCCTCTTGGGTGATCTCTTCAGACATAATGTCCTCCTTGGTTATTTAGTTTGATCTTCTTCAGTAATAATTTGCTCGGCAAGTATTCCTCGGTCGATCTGTTTCTTCAGATATTCTGTGAGCATAAAGAAAATTCTTGCGTCATTTTGCAACTTTCTAACTGTGTCAACTTTTGTTGCATCAGTAGAAATAAGTTTTCTTATAGCTTCACTAGAATCTTTTTTCGCCTGTTCTAAGACAGCCGATAAGCCTGTGTTGTCAGCTAATTCTTTTTCTATGTCCATTGCTTTACGAGCAATTTTAAATAAAGGGTCTTGAGCAAATTGATCAAACATTTGCTCTTCGTTAAATTCTAAGTCTGTGGGCATTTAAATCCTTATTGTAAGGGTTTAGTGAAAATTGATAACGCTTCACTTTTTAATTTAAAAAAATGTTCTGCATCAACTAACACGAGGGGTTTAGTATTATTTTTCTTTATAACCAGCAAAGGTTCATATTGTTTACAATTAGCCTTTGCTTGGTCATAGGCTTTCCATACATTAATCTTTTCTGTGTTTTTACATTCAATGCTGTATGGAAATTTACGTCTAGCAAGTGGGGACATCATTACGTCTTCACCGCCAGCTCCCATTGAACGACTCTCAAGATCACCTTCTTCTAAATGAAAAATTGTTGTTAATATATCTCGGACCCATTGTTGTAGTCTTCGACCTTTAGCTTTAGCACTTTGTGTTTTCATGAGGGCAATCTTAATTAGTAACCTGTTTTTTTGGGTTTTTTTCTTGGTTTTGGTTTGGGTCCTTGCATCCTCGTACCTGGTTTTCCATTAATAGGCCTTGCATAAGTAGATTTATCTATCTTAGGTTTATTTTTTTTCTCTGTAATTGTTTTGTAGATTTTTTTACCTACTGTTGAAATTACCATAATTATTATCCTTTACTTTTAGTTGTTTTATTTTTTTTCTTAGGAAAGCCAGCTTTCATATTGGCATAGGCTTTTTTAGAAATGGTACTGTTTTTTTTACTTCTAGATGTATTATTCTTTTTACGTTTGTTAATGTTTTCGTATAAACTCATATATTCTCCTTACCATTTTACTTTGTTAGCCCAATAAGCCGCACTCATTTTGCCTTTAGCAATATTTGCACCGTGTCTAGCTTTAAAGGAATCTGATCTTTTAGTTTTAGTTCTGTCGCCAGTAACACCTTGTTGACCAAAACGAATTGTCTTAACTTGGTCACCAGATTTTGCTACTACCACATGAGATTTAGTTTTATGGCTAGGTGTGCGTTTAGGTTTGTTGTAACCACTCACACCTGCACTTTTTAATCGAGAGTCTTTATCACTCATGATTAACCGAAGATGATTACGACTAAAGCAATTACCGCTATTGATAATGCAGCTCGTTTGTGCATCGGCATAGCCATAATTTTATCTTTTATCCAGTTGATTTTTTCCATTATCCTTGTCTCCTATTTTGATTGTTAACTAATGTCATTTGCACTTGTTGATCCGCTTGTCTTAATTTAATCTTGCTATCAATCATCTTCTCTGCTTCACGCAAAGTAAGCTGTGCTTTTAATCTTTGACTTTCATTTTGTTGTTTCATTTGCTCTAACTGTAAATCACCTTGATTTTCCATTTCTTGCTCTTGTAGATTTGATTGGGCTGCTATCTGAGCAATCTCAACTTTGTTCTGCATTTCTGCTTGTTTGTCATTTAATGCTTTTTCCATTTGAGCAATTTGATCTTGCAATTGTTTCATTTGCGGATCATCATCACCAAAGTTAAAGAATCGCATTCCGTCTTTGTAACCAAGTTTGCCAAATATTTCGGTAATAATTTCTTTTACATTAAGTGCTTGAGCAACAGATGGACCAACTAGTTGTGAAACTGTTTGAGCGCCCATAGTAAATTTTTGTAATTGCTCCATTGGATTAGTTGAGCCAATACCAACATTAACATTAAGAGATAATTTTTGTTTTAAGATCTCGTCAGTCATTTCATCAGTACCGTAAGTCTTATACATATCGATATCTTGAGCAGCTAACTGCATAATTACTTGATCAGTTTCATAGCTTTGCTCTAGCTGAACTAGTTGACGCATTGTCGGCTCAACCCAAGTTTCAGCAAAAATTCTTAAATCGTATTCACCAATTGCTGATGCAGCTCCACTTATAAGTTGCATTCCACCAACAGTTTCATTTAATGATTTGTTAGATTGCACTGAACTTGTAGAAAAGTTTCCAGCAAGTTCATCAAAGTCTAAGTTTAATCTATCTTGTTCAATGTAACTTGATTGCGTAACATCAGGCGCTCTATTAATAACAACATCCGTAGCAGGATCTTCCATTAATACAACTCCACCAGGTGTACTGCGAACCAGCGCGTTAAGATCAATATTCCTCCCTTGGCGGGCAAACATTCTTCCATTTAGTGCTAGTTTTATATTGTCAAGTCTCTGATTCGCAATATCGTTGGTTTCCTTCTGAATTTCAGAAGTTAACGAAACTTTTGATTGAGGGTAAATTTTATGTGCTTCAAGAACAGTGTAACCCATTGTAAATGGTCTAACCCCATGTAGATACACTTCTTCAATTAGTCTTGGTGAAGTTAAAAGTTGTTTGGTTGAGAGTGAATAAAAATGATAATCTTTACCATCTTTTTTTACAAAGTTTTCATGTACCCAAATAATTTCATAATCACTAACAGATTTATTTGAAGTATCAGTACTATCTTCTCTATAGTCTTCTCGTGCCGAACGAGTAGAATCATTTTTCATTTTACCATCAGATGATCCCGCTATAATTTCTTCACTATACGTTTTCCATTTACCCATACCTGTTTTAGGGTCACGCTCTTTCATTTTAGCTTTAATGTCGTGAATATACATTGGGATACAATAGATCACATAAGGTGAACTATTAATTGGATCCATCCAATCAGAACCAGGATCAACTCTTAAATTCTCAGGGGCAATTAAATCAATTACAGGTTTGTCTGTAATTACTTCAATTTCATCTTCAACTTTGCCTTTAAGCTCACCATCAACATCTAATAACGGTAAACCGTTTTCATCAAACTCTGGTACAAAACCTGATCTAATTTTCTTTTCTGCGTATTCCCAATAGTTTTTAGTAGCACACACACCTGTCACTTGTGCATCTTGAAATGCACCTACGACAGTTAAAAACCACGGAATAGTTTTTTCTAAACGATAATTAATAATCTTATTCATGATCTTAGCACTTGCTACTTGCGTAGGATCACGATCATCTTCTGGGCGAATACTAACCATATCTTTAGTAGAGAAGAAAGCGGCCGCACATGCAGCTTCGTTTTTACGCACACTTGCTCTAGTCTTTGGTCTAAAAACTTTACTTCTATTTTTATAAGTGTCCGATGAATATTTTGATCCTTTTGGATGCTCTGAATTAAACGCTCTTAAATTAGACTCCCAATCATGTCTTAAATTAGCATCAATAAAGTCAGTAGACTTTTCAAATGCATTTTGTGCTAATCTTAAAAATTCTTTATCTTTTTCATTACTAGCAACAATTGGTTGGTCTTCGGAACTATCTTCGTAATCTTCCATAATGTTTTCCTTTAAAATAATTTGAGGTCTTCTTCGTGGTAAGGGCCTGCACCTCTTTTAATATTATATCTTTCTAAAAATTCACCGCCTGCACGAACTACAAGAAGTAATCCAGGGTCATTTTTTAGTGCATCAATCTTAATAATAAATCCATACTTCTCACTGAGAATAAAATTTCTAATAGTAACAATACCGTCACTAACACTTGCGGTTACTCCCCAAGCATGACCCGGATAATGATCATTCAGTTTCTCAGAAACTTTTTTTGATAGTTCAATATCTGCTAATGGAATAGGAGCGTTGCCGTCTTTGTCTTTAGCTTCGTCATGATATTGTAAAGGGCTAATTAGTTCAGACATTAAGGATAATCCTCTTGCCTAAATTCTCTATCACCAGAAAACTCATAAACCACAGGTCGATTGTAATCTTCATCGTAATAATCAGGGTCTGCGTCTAATATTAATTGTATCCAACTAATTTCCATTGTGTGCCTCCATGACAGTTAAATATTTGTTAATGTATGTTTATTTTTTTTAACATCGGCATAAAACATGCTTATGTTTGATAATATAATAATGATATTTTTTGTTTCGTATTTTACTTTGGTCTTAGCAGGCGTTCCTACTTATCTTTAATTTCTACAAAGATAGTTCTATTGTAAGTACGCCCACCCGAAGTTGTAATTTCACATTTTACTTTGTAAGTTGTGCCATTGGTTCCACCTGATACAAAAACAGTTGAAATCCCTGCACTGGTAAAACTTTCACTTACCTTAGTAAGACCTGTGTCTGGAGTAAACGTACTACCAGTTACAGTTTCAGAAGACTCTAGTAATGAACCAAAGTTAATCTGATAATCTAAAGTTTCATCAGGATCTTTTACAAAGTATGCCATGTTACGCTACTGTAAATACGCCTGCGGCATTTATCACGATAGTAAATGTACCTGCTGTTGAAGCCACTGATCCACCTGCTGTATTTAAATCAACATAAGCAATCAATCCATCACTTGCATGTGTGTCTGAATATAACGCAGCGTATTTAGCTGTAATTGTAACAGACGATCCAAACGTAATATCATCGCAATCAAACTTAACTGTTCCACCAGACTCTGTGACCGCTGGGTTAGCAATAGTCTGAACACTGTAATCACTATCAGTTACTTCATTAGTTAAATCTGAAATAGTCGAATGCGTTGCCGCAGGTGAATAAGTTGATGTTAATAGTTTGCATTTTAGAGTATCGTCATTTAAGTCGATATCTCCGTTAATAATTCTTTCTTTGCCATCGTTGTAGATGACCCATGAGCCTGCTGCCATAAAATTTTCCTCTTAATAGTTATGCAACTCTCTGCACATCATTGCCGTTTTGGTCATTGACTTGTTGCGAGATTTTGCGAGATTGTTCTTGTGCAATTTTTGTTACCACTAAATCATTTCCGTCTGCACTTAGGAAACTAGCAACAAGCTGTCTGCTTTGTCGCTGTGGTGCGATAGTTCTTCCTGCTGGTTCAAATGATCCAGTTAATAGAAGAGGGGCTAAAGTTGTAAATTGATAACTACCTAAATTAACAGGTATCGTATTACCGATTCTTAAATTAGTTTGTTTGCCTTCAATAGTTAATGTTTCATGTGGATCACGATCAATACCTGCACCAATCGTGTTACCGATAACCAATGATACTTGATATTGAGCATCAAATATTGCTGTATAACCAACAGGAATATTTTGATCTAAAATTGTAGATACTTGATAACCAACACTTGAGCCTAATGACGATGCATTAGGATAAACTTTTACATCAGTAATAACATCAGCTGCTTGTTCAGCTATTGTTAAGCTCGTTGCTCCAACACTTAAATTGTGATCAAGTATAGTACTAACTTGAAACGCTTGACTGGCTTGGCCACCCAATTGGGTAGTTATAACTTGATCAATAACAGTTGAGACTTGCTCAGTATTTGTAGCTAGTGCAACTGCACTTGGATATAAATTAGCGTTACCAATAATAGTTGTTGGTAACGGTGAAAAAGTTAAACTAGTTAAACTTGGTTGTAGAAGAGGTGCCGAAGTGTAGCTAACTGCACTACTTGCAATACTTAAACTTGCTGTAACAGCATTGGCTACTATTGGTGTACCCGTTAGTAGAATAACATCGTCACTTGCGATTGTTAATCCGCCTGCTCCCACTGCTGATTGACAATCTGTATGTACTGTTACTTGGTAAGTTGCATCAAAGATTGCAGTGAACCCTGCGGTCACTATCATATCTGATCGCCAAGCAACCTGATTGGTACTTGTAGTTAATGCACCAACACCAGTGGTTAAACCACCAATACCGAAATCACCAATTCCAAAACCACCTATACCAAAACCAGCCATGATTAATTAAACCCGTATTTTTTAGCCACTTCATCTAAGGCAGCTATTTTTTGTTCAACAGGGCGCATCTTTCTTAATAAGTTAGCTTCTTTTTTTCTTCTAGTTTGGTATGTACTATCTTTACCTGTTCCATCCCAGTCTTCTAAATTAGCAATAGCACCATTCCAATCACCATTAGTAATTTGTTTCCAAAAGTTTGGAGTTTTAGATTTTAAATCTCCATGTTGAAATGCAACTGACGCTATAACTGTTTGAGCAGCTTCAGGTAATCCATAAAAAGATTCTCCTGTTGTAGCTTCAAAAGATTTATTTAATTTTGATAGTGCTTCGTTCTTAGCAAATTTATTTACTGTTAAAACTTCTTCATCAGTTAAATTTAAATTTTTATAATCTAAGTTTAATGCGTCTTTACCTTTAACGCCTAAGTAAGGTTGCATCTTTGCAATTAATTCAGGGGGTAACCCTGCAAGATCTGCATTTTTACGTTGCCCTAAATCAAACCCACTTGCAATAGTAACACCAGAGTTACCTAATACTTCACCTTTTTCGGTTGGCACATAACCAATAGATTTAGTACCTTCTAATTCTTGTATAAAACTAAAGTCACCTAAAAACCGATCTCCATGAGTAGGTTTTTTAACTGGCATCGGTACTACATTATTATTTTGCACTGTTGCTGGATTAGGAATAATTTCACCTTTACCATTTTCACCAGTCATTAATAACTCTGGACCTTGCTCACCAACTAAATAGGCTTTACCTTTTTCAATCATACCACCTAAAAACATAGGTTCAATTTCTTCAACACTTACAGGTGTTATTGGGGCAGTATTTGCATTATCAATATCGCTGTCTACTTCACCGCCATATGTTGCGGCTTCAGAATCATTAGGTCCCATAAAACCATCAGGGTCACTAAAAAAACCATCTGACCAATGCGGAGTTTCTCTTCCTAAAGTTGTTCCTTCAGTACCAAAAGCTGCATTGCTCATTATCGCACCTGCACTACCAATAGTATTGGAGTAAAGATTAAATGCTCCAACACCAATATCAGCAAAAGTACCGCCTATAGATTGAGCCATATGTTGTAACTGTTGACCTGCAGTGTAGTCGTTCCAATTAGGATCCATTGGTGAACCTGGCCCACCGTGAACATAGCCACCACCTGCCGCCCAATCTTGTTGAGCTTGAAAGTTATCATTAGCATTTTGATTTGCTATTGCTGCACCAGCATTAAAAGCATCATTAGCCGCTGCGTTAGTCTCTGCATTATTACCTGGAGTATAACTTTGATTTTGAAAATTAGCTGCGGTGCTTGGGCTAAAATTTGCAAAAGTTTCTGCACTAAAAGGTGTTTGATTTCTTTTTGGTCTTTGACTACCTGCATCTGTGTTGTTCCCAGCAAAATCATTATTTGAATCTGTACTTGGATCATCAGAGTTACACATATAATCACATTCCTTAACTATCGAAAAAAGCGTCTGGTTCCAAATACGCTTGTTTATAAAATTTTGGAGGTGTAGGTTCCATGTCGTAAATCCTGCTAACACAATCAATAAGATCATCGTGGACACCAAACGGGAAATATACACACTCCTCAATAAAATCCCTGGTAAGGTCATAAACTTTTTTCTCCTCGTCTATCCGTTTGATCGGTTCAGCGAGTTCAAAAGTTTTACCTTTACGTTTTTCTTTTACGGCTTTGTCATGCTTGTCATCAATTGATGTGTAATGCACAACACCGTTCTTGGTTTTCCATAAAGACTTTTTGTAAGCCTCATGCCATACCACTACAGGTAAGAAAAAACGACCATCCAACATATCTGGAATTAGTCTTTCAACTCGGTCTTGTTTTGATCCTCCACCTGATCTTGGCCAAGCCAACTCTTTGATTTCAAAGTGTTCGTTGTCCATCTTCATCATTGCTTGAAAGTGTTCAATGTCACTTTGCATTCCGTAACGCTCATACCCGATATGAACACTTACGACCCCTGGCATTTTAATCCATCGTCTGCGTAGTAATTTTAAAAAATTCCAACGCTCGGATAAATTCATCCGATGACGATAACCGTCTAATAAATATTTATTTAAATTTGAATCTACACCGATAACTGCAAACGCTGTTCTGTCTGATCGTACGCCTGATCCTTTACTTGGATCACACATGATATAAACATTTAAAGTAGTCGGTCTAATTTCGTATGTTCGTAACCAATCAATATCAAACATTGACTCGTTACCTGCGGCAGGATTTTGCAACATCTGCGCAGAAATAGTTGTGGGCTGTGTTTTCTTTTTTCGTTCCCACTCTTCAGGTGATAAAAAAACAGGTTTACCATCTAACTTACCGTTGTTAGTAGCTGCGTAAATACGTTCTTTAAACACACCACGCTCTAACATAAAGTGATAAGTGTCAGCTAAATGATAACGTGTACCAATAGTCCAAACTCTAGATTTATCACCTATACCTAAATTGTCGGATAGTTCCCACGCCTCAGTAGTCTTCTTCACCATGTCAGGTGTCGTTACACTTTCTCGTGTTACCACATCATCGTAAATTCTAAGTTGAAAGTGACGACCAGTTGGTTGTCCATCTACTAATCCCCATGCCTCAACTGTAGCTTCTTTAGGATTAGAATTACGTCTCACAACCACACCATCATCTTCTGACCATTTTGGAGCTTCACGTTTTTCGTTAGTCCAAACAACATCAGGGTAGAGTTGTTTTAGTTTAACACTACCTTCAAGTTCTCTTTTTATTTGTCGTAAAAAAGATTTTGCAATTGGTCGTGTATGCGAAAATATACCAATAGTAATTTCCGGGTTTAACAAGATTGCTTGTATCGTGCCTGCGTAAGTAATAATTGTACTTTTGTAATGTCCTCTAGCCCATAAATCTAAATGATCATCAGGGTTTTTTTCAACTTCTCGACATCGTAGATATAACCAAGGGTGTACTAAATCTTTTCTACCTAAAGTAAACGCAAGGAGAAAGAACCGATCAACTAAACCAAGAGCTGCCCAAACTGTGTCATCAACATCCATGCCTTTAAGTTTTTCGTAAACTGATAAAGTGGTGGCTAAATCACTAGTTTGTAATTCAGCAGTTACTTTAAAAAAATTATCTTGAGCAAGTTTGTTTGGTAAATATCTGGCAACCGCTAACTTAGTTTCTTCATTCACTTAAAATTGGGTCCACCTACCCATACAACTAACGAGTGTCTTACACCCTTAGTTACTGGTGTAATTCGATGCAATCTAAAACTTGGAAACGCTACTATCGCACCTCTTTTACGAATTGTTTTGGTAGGTTCTCCACCAGTCCAAATTTCTAAATCACCGCCCTCGTAAGAGTCAGGATCAGAAAGTTGAATTGTTATACTTAATTTTCTAGGTACTATATTATTTTTATTACTAACACCACTATCAACGTGCCATCCATAATGCATATCAGGTTTATAAGTAGTGTGTTGAATTGCTTCATACATACCGCTTAGATTAAACTTATAAAATGAATCATTAATTAAAGTAGTAATCTTACTTATTTTATTAAACAGCCACCAATTTTCTTGAGTGCCATTAATCCATTTAACTTCAGAGTGTCGAATATCAATCTCATCATTACCTGTAGATTGTGTCGTACCATCTACAGTTTTTAATTCTGCAACCATTGCATCAATATTTTTGTATTCTTCTTGAGTAAATAAATCTTCCCAAGTAACAAAAGGGGTTTCAATATTGTCTGAGAGACTGGGGGCTAGTAAGTGCATTTATCTTTCCATTCGTTAGGGCATTTTTCTAAATATTTTTGACCATTTAGCAGAGTTGTATTCAGCTAAACGAACTTCATCTACTCGTTTAAATAATTCATCCCAACTAATTTTTTCACCCTCAACATTTATCTGCATAGTCATAGGTCCCTTGTTAGGATACAGCTTGTCAAGGTAACCACTACAACGCCACATTCTACGAGTATCACCTTCATCAACTGATGTTGGTCGTGCGTGTAATGTAATAGCTTGATCCATGTAACACACCTCACCATCTTTCCAATTGTGAGTATAAATATATTTTGGTTGATTCATTAAAGACCAAATATGTTTTATATATTTTCTTGATTCTTTAACTGACATACCCATGAAGTATCCAAATAGTGAACCAGGAAAATGTATTCCAGGTATACCACTTGCAGTTTCAGATCTAAGTGATGCGGTTAAACCATCTAATGGCACACCGTTATAACGCATAACAGCATGTTGTTCTTCGATTAGTTCACCTGCAAAATTATTTAAAACATTTTCATCGTTGTAATTTAAGTCCCAACGATAAACACATTGCAACTCATTAACTTGACTTTTGTCTTCTGGAGACAATGCATCATAGCATTCAGCAGTGCTTAAAAAAGTTGTTTGGCTTCCCTCCGAACCTTCAACACTTGCTAGTCCTACAACTCGCTCAGCAGAATCAAAAGCTGGTTGATCACTGTGCCAACCTAACTTACCGTTAGTAAAAATTCCTAGCGCTCGACCTTTTCGATCTTTTTGAAATGTTACCGATTGCATCCGACTACGGTGACGTTCGTTAATTAATTTACCAATTCGAGCAGTGGTGTTACGCACCGCATTCCAATGTAAACCTTTTAATTTACCAACACCAATTCCATAAATAACTGGTGACATTCCGGGGCTACCCCAAGAATCTAAAATATCATAGTGACGCGCTTCAGTTAATTTTTGTTTTACAAAAACAACTTGTTTATCAGATACTAGTTTACCAAGTTCAGGTATATGTTCATTACTAAATATATCAAAGTCAAATGCTTCAACTGCGTTTTGTAATTGTTGTGTCTTCACTGTGCCATGCTTTCCTTATAGGTACATTAAAATCTTTATTTAGATAATTGCCCCAATCGGTCATTCCAAGCATTTCAAGAACTTCAAAAGGTTTTAAGTCTTCAAAGTCCTCCATATAAACAGTTTGGCATTTTTTTGGTTTCATCATTTGATAAAACTTCCAAGACATTTTCATGTCCGTTATCCATCTGTCTAAAACTTTTTGTTGTGGGGCAAATTTTTTGTAGCGTTTAATTATTTTTTCATCACCAGGTTTAAAATGATAATAACCTGTAGTCATGGACAAGTATAAACTTGTAGTCTGTTTTTCAATATCTTTACGTTCGCAACTAATATAATCAACATCCCATTGTGGTTTTGGGTTAGTTAACAATGGATATTTTAATAAAACATTGCGTTGATTTTTTATTAAGTCATCAATAATTTTTCTGCGTGATTGTTTTTCAGAACAATCCTTATGACTCATAGTTGTATACATAACTTCATGTAAGTTATTTTTTACGTTCTCTTTAGCCTTACCTTTGTTACGCCAAATCCATAGAGCATCATTATAAAAAGTAGTATCAATAATTTCAGGTACTAGGTATTCATTTAAGCCAACGTAATTACAATTATCTAAATCGTATTGTCTTTCATAAATAGACTCAAAACTGCCTTTACTATTGTCACCCTCTTTAGCTCTATAATACCTATCTAAAACTAAATACAAATATGTAGATCCGCATCGGCCATTGTGTAAAATTATTTTACTCAAAACTTCTGTTGGTCTTTCTTTTGGCTTCTTCTAAAAACTTTTTAATTAAATATAGTTCAGCTTCTAACTTTTTAACTTGTTGTTTTAACGCACCCATCTGTACAATGTATCCGTCAAAACCATAAATAACTTCATTAGTTAATTTCCAAATATCAGCCGACTCTTCAAAACGCATTTCTAGTTCTTCTATATAGTCTTTGTCCGTGACCACAGCTTTGTCCATGCGACAAGAATATTTATACTTTGCCCCCGTCATTTGTAGAGGTGCTACTATCTTTTTGTTGGTTTGCATAATCTATATACTGTTCTTTAACTATCGCCCACATTGGCGACATACGCATCCAAAACTTAGGGGCTTCAATTAAATTTAATTCTCTTTTCACTTCTTTTAGATCAACATCTAAATAAGATTCCCAATCTACTGACATAAGCCATGGAGCGCCTTTACCACGCTTCCAACCTTCACGCACAGTAAGAATAAAAACTGTAAAAGGGTTGTATAAAATATTTTTCCACCAACTAACTGGTGGATATTTTGCTGGTATAAAACTATTTCTAAATGCCATTATTGCACTTGAGTACAAAATTGAAGCATAACTTTCTCGCCATTCTCTAGCTAGATGAAATGATAGAACACCAATTTCACCATACGGTGAGGTATCATAGCCATTAAGAAAATGTATTAGGTCATGTTCCATTACACTTGAGCGTAAAAATTGTGATAACGGAGTTACTTTTTTAGTTGGATAATAAACACTAAAAACATCTAGTACCGCATCACGTTTACTCCAGGCTTTAAACTCAGCACCAAATGTACCTTTAGCAAAATTACCATTTTCGATCATATCCAAAATGTGTAGTTTTTGATACAGTACGTTTTTTGATACTTCAGTTTTCTTAAAACGTTTATAAATTTCTTTTAGTTTACCCTTATCTAATGCGTGGACAAATTTAAATATTAAAGGTAACGGTGATTGTACGTCAGTTTGAAAAACTTTAAAGTACATCCAAATTAATTTTAATTGGATTAACCTATACTTCATTTGTAGATTCTAACTAACCTACAGAACTTAGAACTTTTATTTTCTATTGATAATGCATCAGAGGTTTGTTTTTTTACATCATGTTTGTTAATACTAATACTATTTACTTCACAATCTTGACCAAAAAATAAATACATTTCTGAACCTACTTTAGGTGAATTTATAGTACCGTTGACCGGTATATCTTTCATCTCCATTGTCCAACCCGCTTGATATTGCATTGGACAAATAATTATGGTGTCATCTTGTTTTATTTCAACACTACCTTTTAAACAGTTTGGCTCGATACCAACGCCACTTTTTCTCCAATCACCATTGCTTTCAGTAGCAGTGTATTCGGCTTCAATGTAATTAAGACCAGTGTCTAAAAAATCATAAGCTGCGGAGCTACCATCAGCGTGTTGTAAATTATCGTTAACTAACTTTGCAAATTCATCAACGTGATTAGAATTAAATTCGTCTGCATCCACCCAGTCATATCTTAGTTTCACTTTACCTTCGATAAGAAAATAATTATTACAAGTTGTGTTTAGATAAGGTTTACCCTCTACTTGGGTATGAATAAAATTACCATTACCGTCTTTGACATATTCTTCGTGGTTGTCTCGAACAATTTTGTTACCAACCTTAGTATCTTTAGCAACACCTAGTTGTAATTTGTTAGCAATGTTTTTTATATTAAAAGGTACAGTTACAATCATAGTTCTTCTGGAGTTTCTACAGCTATTAAAAGACTAGGCATAAGGGCTGTATGTAAACGATTAATAATTTTATAAGTTGCATTATCTACATAATACATATTTAGGTCATAATTTAATTCTACTAACCACTCTTGCAAAATTTTTGCTTCAAAATCTCTATGTTTTGATTCCCATAGTGGGTGTTCTTCACCTAACGTAAAATTTTTTGGTGTGCCAACAAAATTAGTTGGAACAAAATTAGTAATCATTAAATCTTTAATAATTGTTTCTTCGCCATTAACATTAATGTACGCATCCGCTTCGTAAACTGAAGTTGTTTTAGTAAATTTTAAAATCATGATTTAATTAGTAAAGTCAACCGTTTGATTACTACCAGTCGGTCTAGCATCATAATTCAAAAGCCAATAGGTACTACCACCACTAGCAGACTGATAAACACCAGTAATTGTATTTCCCCCAGACATAATAGTTGTTCCACCCCACTTAACTGAAGTATAACCAAAAGCATTTTGAAGTGTTGTGCCGTTAAAATTTCCTCTAGTACGAAAATACCCATAAGTTGCCAGTGTACTATATGATTCGTAAACACCTATAATATCGTGAGAAGTTCCACTTGAATCTGCAATTGTAGTGTCTGAAGCACTACCAAATGCATAATATCCTGATTGTGTCCACGAATTATAACCATAATATGTTTGTGCGTATTTATCGCCTGGTACAGCGTATGAACCTGCAGTCATAGTTGCAGTATTAGCAACAACAGGTGCAGTATTATTCGCACCATAAAAATTTGAAAAACTAATTGTGCCACTGGTCGGTACATTGGGGTTATTAGAATGATTACCAACTAAGCCACCTCCCTTATAATATTCTGATAGAGAGTGCGGAGTTGAGCCGCCCATTTCTGAAGCGATATTTGACAATGAAATTGCACCGGACGATTGTAAAGTCATTTACACTCGCAAAGTTTTGTAGTTTTTAATTCCTCGACTTCAGCTTTTAATTCTTTGATTGCCTCAATGAGATAGCCAACAGTATTGCCATAAGCAACAGATTTATATTCTCCATCCATTACTAACTCTGGTGCAACTTTCTCCATTTCTTGGGCAATAACACCACTAGAAAATTCTCCGTCTTTATAAAATGTGACACCTCGCATTTGTGATACTTTGTCTAAGGCATTGTCGATTGTTGTGATACCTGATTTTAACCGAATATCACTATAAGCAGTCATGTTGCCGACACTGGTTGCATTTCCGCCACTATCTACTGTAAATTTAGTTGAACCATTGTGTTGAAATAAATGTGCGTCAGCAGTATTCCACAAAGAGCTTCCATTGTTATAAAAGTAAAATCTTTCTTTGCCCTCGTTTGAATCGTACCACGCTCCATTTTCAAATCGTTGTCCATTTTGTAAAACTCCTGAAAGTGTACCCGCAGTCACTAAATTACAATTTAATGTGCCATTACAAGACAAGCCATTAGAGGCAATAGTCATGCCACCAATATTTGCGTTGGTTGCATTTACAGTTGATAATGAAGCTGTTGTCGCACTAACAGTACCCGTAATTTGACAACCGTTTGCATTTGTTTCGAATCTAACCCCGTCATCGTATCTTAACTTAACAGCGCCATCGCCTATAAACTCTGCCATTGTATCAAGAGCATTTGCTTTTACAATTTGTAGTTTGTTAGTTTGAATTAATAAATCTCCTGTTCCAGCACTATCCTTAATATAACTATCATTTCCATCGTGATAAATTTCTAAATCATTGCTATTACCAAAATTAGCTTTGACATTATCACCAAAACTTATTTGACCAGTCATTGAGCCACCAGTTCTAGCTAAAGCTGCATTAGCAGTAGTAGTTGTAGAAGTTAGTACTCCGTCTCTTGATGCAATATCAACTCCGTCAACTGTCCCACTTACTTGTACATTTCCAACAACATCAATTCCATAACTCTCTATGCCAAATTTTCTTGTTCCGTTGTATGAAAAATCTATACCAGCATTAGCAGTTGGCATATTCATTACATTGTAAGAACCAGCTCTATTCATAACAATAAAATTGTCTGTTAATACTCTAATTGGTTCAGTTCCAGCGGATGTTAAATTTGCAAAGTTACCATCAAAATTAATTGAAAAATCGTTACCTGTACCAAACTTACTACTAACCGAATCTTCGTGGAGTAGATGTCCAACCATAGTACCACCAGCTCTAGATAAAGCAGCATTGGCTGTGTACCAAACTTACTACTAACCGAATCTTCGTGGAGTAGATGTCCAACCATAGTACCACCAGCTCTAGATAAAGCAGCATTGGCAGTAGTAGTAGTTGCGTCTAAAGTAGAGCCATCAGTTGCAACGTCTCTACCATCTACTGTACCAGTAACAGCTAAGTTACCAGTTACATTTATACCATTACTTACAGTTTGTAATTTAACATTTCCACTTTGATATAAGGCAATATTATCATTTGTTCCATCAAGAAAAAGTCCTAGTGTTGCACTATTATCTTCTAATCTTATGTTTGAACCTTTAATTTTTAATTCGCCTGTTCCTCTTTCGTCTATGTAAGAATTACTCCCGTCATGGTATAAGGCTAAATCACCATTTGATTCACTACCTATTTCTAGTCTTACGTTGTCAGCAAGTATTAAATCACCAGTCATGGTTCCGCCAGCTTTCGAAAGATTCGCTGTAACGGCCGTATCGATCAAATCCATGTTGTCGTTGACCGTAGGTCCCCATTGATCAACTTGGTCCCCTGTGGCTGGTTTTTCGATGTTTAAATTGCTAGTGTAAGTGCTTGTCATCTAATTTTTTTTTAACCTCGTATATGTGGCTTGAAGTGCGTAGCGTAGCCTCTTCAGTGCCATAAGTTTGTATTTCATTAAGTAAGAACATAATTAATGCATCGGGGTCTTTAAAAAATAGAATATCAGAAGTGTAGTCACCTTCTTTTTCAAAAATATAATATTTATGATCAGGTGAAGCTGCCATCAAATCTTTTTTGCTAGTAGTGTTATCAGCCATTTATTATCTTTCAGTATAGTATGCCATATGTTTGTTAGATTATTGGTCACGAGTTCTTCATTTGACTCGTTTTCCAATGGTCCACCAGGTGCATTAAGACCTGAATAGTAAATTCCAGCGTGACAAACCTCATGTAGAAGAGTGTTGATTAAATTATCTACGTTTTCTTCTTTCAAAAGTTCTTTTTGCAGCTCTATTTTATTTTCTCGTTGTGTATATTGTCCGTAACAATCAGTATTTGACTTAATGAAACTTGCATCAACAAAATCTAAACTTACGTCTGCGTAAGTTATCTTAATTTTTTTAGGTATTTGTGTGTCTTTAGCCATTAAAAATAAATCCCACCCGTACCCTATTTTAGGTAGCCCTCACACCCAAAACAACACCATATAAAACTGTTATATGTTGCAAATACTGATTAAAAATTTGTTATGTTTGATTTTTTAGCGAAGAATTCGCTTATTATGTTGTTAACATACCACAATAAGCGTTTGAAAAAAATATATGTTTACATTTTTTTACATAAAGCCCAAAAAAAACAAAGGGGGGGGTCTTAAAAAAATTAAATTCGATAGCTAACCTCTAATATACAAAAAGAAAAAGATCAAAAAGTGGGGCATACCCCCCCTCCTAGGATTTTTAGACAGTGTCTAC